TATTTGCCCTGCGTTAAGGTTCTGACCCTCTAGTTGAGACTGGACTACATACGCTTGGTTATTCGTGTCAGGACTCCCTAATCGACCTAAAGGTATTAAAGGGACGGTAGGGTTGGTAGCTCCTACGTTTCCCACTCCGACAGAAGGTGCGTTGGCTTGGTCTAGTATTTTATTCACTCCTGCAAACGCACTCATTACAGCAGCAGTAGTTGTTATAATACTAGCCACAAGTGTAACTGGGTCACCTGCTGCTTTAGTAGCAGCTTTAATTCCATTAGCTACAGAAACGGCTTGAGACAAAAGAATATCTGTAATCGCTAACGCCCTTTGTTGCTTTGAGTTTTCTTCTGCCATGCCTTCAAGCACACCAAATAGATTTCTTGAAGCGTTAGCTACTTTTGTAAAACCTGCTATTTTTGCGTCTGTAATTTCTTGAGCGTCTGCTATTTCTTGGTCTTTAGCAGCTTTGTCGTCTGCTGCTTTCTTATCTCTATAAAAGACTTGAATTGCGTCAATCTCACTTTCAAATAATTCCTCTGCTTGCTTTTCTAACTCTCTGTCTCCATGAGCAAGTTCCATCCTCTCATCGAAAAGGTCTTGAGCCTGTTGTACGTCCTTCTCGTTCTCGTTTAAATCTACCCTACGCAACTCTTCTCTTAACGCCTCCTGGTCGTCTATAATATCTTGAGGATCGGGTTCGTCGTCTTTAAAACGTGCTTGTAAAGCAGCTAAGTCTAATTCGTAACCGTCTTCAATTAAAAGTAGTTGTTCTGCGGTTGCTCCTGCTATACGAGCTTTTTCTAAACCTTCTTTGTGTCGTAGCTCTAAAACCTTTTCAGCTCTCGCTTGCTCTCCTTCTATCCCTGCGAGGAGAATCTGCTCGTTTAAGTCCTTCTCTAGTTGTACTAAAAACTTGGCGTTGCTTTCCGCTAACGCAGCACGTCTAGCTTTTTCTGCTGCTGCTTTTCTTTCAGCGTCGGCTTGCTCTTGTGCTGCAATTCTAGCTGCGTCGGCTGCCTCTTTTCTGTCATTAGCTTGTCTTTCTAAGGTAGCGTTTATTCTATTTTCTATATCTAGTATATCGTCGCTTATTCCTTGTTGCTCAGAAATTATCCTTTCTATTTCCGCTTGGTCTTCTATTCTTGTTCTTAAACGTGCTTCGGCTTCTATCTCAGCTATTTTAGTTGCTGCTTGCCTAAAAGCATTTTCCGTCCCTCGTTTTGCTGCGTCATTGGCTAATAATAGTGTAAGGTCGCGTTCTTCCTCCGTTAGCCTAAACCCATCAGCTTTTTGGACTTTCATAGCTCTAGCAAGTTCTTCTTCTTTTGCGGTTTGATCGAGTAAAGTTTCTGCTAGTTTTACGTGGTCCTCATACGCTTGTGTAATTTGTTTTTGAGCGTCTAGGCTAGATAGGTCTAAGTCTTTTAAAACCCCCATATCCTTTGCCATTTCTTTTAGGGCAAAATTCCTCTGTTCGTCAGTAGACTCAATGTCCTTTAAGGTTTTTAAGTGAGCCTTATTAGCTACTACTATTCTGTCTTGCGTTTCCTCTCGGTCTTTATCTAGCTTTTGGAGTCTCTTGGTTTCTTCCGTCACTCCGTTCATATAGTCCATTATGGACTCCCAATGCGCGACGACTTCACCTAAACCAATTACTAAAAGACCTATACCTGTAGAAGCAATAGAGGTTTTTAGAAATTTAAAAGACTTAGATAGCCTACCTACTTGTCTACCTGTAGACTTAAAAGATCGGATAGATTTAGTTAAACTTCTTGGCAAAACTGAAGAGAAAAGGTCAGCTAATCCACCCCAATCTTTTTTTGTTTCTTTTGTCGAACCCTTACTTTTATTTTTTAAGTCTTCTATAGCTTTACCAGTATCTTCAATAGCAGGTAGAGCTTGTGTATTATCTACAATTACATCGAGCTTAAAATCTTTTGCCATTATTCCAAATTAGTTTTAACTTTTTACCTAGTGTAGTACCTGTTGAGAAACCTCCATACCATTGCGTGTACAAAGCTCTTCCTTTATATATATGATGGTTTGCAAGTCTTATTGAGGCAGGTATACCATACCCTACTGAGTTCATCCAATGGTCCATTATGCTAAGTTCCAAGTTAATGTATCGCCTGAAGCAATGTTTAAATATATAAGTTCGTCGGGTGTTAGATTCCAGTAAGCGTCGTTAGTAGATGTTGCCACAAAAGGCATCCTAAGTTGAACTATATTAATATCTAAAATCCATGCTACATCTTTTCCGACTTCTCCTTGGCAAAGGACTTGGAAGAAAGGAGGGTTGCCTGTAGTTTGCTTCTGTTGTATAGATAAACCTCTAACTGCGCCTGCCTCTCCTTGGGCATTTATTAGAGTAGTAGTGCCTATATTTTTAGCGGTGCTTTCTACGTTTCCAACTGAGGCTTGGTAAGTCATCGAGTACGCTCTACCTGAGACACCTAAACTTCCTCCTGTTTCTACAGTTACTATATTCGCAGTAATCAAATAAATTGAGTTGAAACCGATAAGCATATCTGTCTCTCCGCTTGGAGTTAGGGCAGGTGTATTAGTTCCGTCAGTAGTCGTTAGGTACATCTTAAAGTTCTGCACCGATCCGTTTATACCTGCCTCTGTTATTCCACTTCCTTTTGAAAAAGGTAGCCTTTCTATAATTGCACCTTGTGCTACTTCAGTATTTGATATAGCACTAAAGTCTGCTAAGTTTGGGTCTATTCCTACGCCATCGTTAAATCCTCCTACAAGTCCATCCTCAAAACCGCTTCCTCCGTTTCCACCCCCTCCCCCTGTAGGTTTTAGCATACATACTGCGTCGTCTTCATTCCATACATATCCGTACTTCTCGCAACACTCTCTAGTGGGAGTTACCAAAAGTCCAGTAATGTTATTAGCGAAAGATATAGTTCCGTTCACGTTTGATTGTAACGGTCTTGCATCGCAGTCAGAAGTAGTGTTGTCTCTTCCTGACTGAATTACTTTTATAAGTTTTAAATTGCATAACTCGTTTCCTCCTGTCGCGTAGTTATTTACTTCTAAGACTCTCCACCATGCGTTCTCTAAAAAGTATTCTGAGTTCCATTTTAAGTCTCTTATATCTTGAGGCGAGAGATAAGCCTTGCAAGTTAAAATCCTAGAGTCTTGAGAATAACGTGTGTGCATAAATCTTGCCCAATACGTTTGAAAGCATTGGTTCAAAGAAATCCCTTCTCCTATATAGGGTGAGCCTATATTGTCGGGGTAGTCGTAACCCCACGAAAGACTTAAACTAGAGTCTACTACAGGCGTGTCGCTAAACTCAGAGAAAAAGGGGTATTTTTGAAAAATAACATTATCATCATTTGTTCCAAGAAAAAAACTACCTAAAGTAAGATTAGAAGCGTTAAATTGTGTTCCATGATAATATGAAAGTATGGGTTTTGCTTTTATGGGCGTTTTCTCTCCTTCTTCTCCTATACTATGGTCATAAAACCTTTGTACTAAAACGCGGTTTATTTCAGTAGGTCCGTTAAAGAAATTGCTCGGTATAGTGCTTAGTCTTAAAGGTTGGAACTTTCCACCTATAACTTGCTCTTCCGTTACAAAGTCAGGGTTTGAGTTATTGTATATTGCTTGACCTTTTACCCATCCTACGTTGTCTTGCCACCATGCGTTCTTCCAGTCCTCGCCTTCTCCATCAGTAAATTTAATTTGTTTCTTTTGGTATATCGTAGTAGGTTCTATTTTTATAGAATCAATGTCTACTTTAGTAGACCAATCTTCAAATGAAGTGTTTGCGTCTACAAAGTCATTATAGGGTTCTATGTTTAATACCGTAGGGTTTTCGTTTTCTGTTAGTAAGACTAGATTAAAACGAGCTGAGATTTCTTTTACCCACTCTCCTACTTTCATAGATGGGAAATTCTCTCTTACATTTACTATACCTCCGTTTGCTGTATAGTTAAGAAGTGAAACGTATGTACCTAATCCAGTCGCTCCAAAGTCATCTGAATATATTACTATAGGTACTGAAGCGTTAGTAGAAATTAGATTAAATTCAACTGAATCTCCTTGGTTAATCTGAACTTCTGCGATTGTATTATACTCGTGGTTATCTGAACCGTAGGCATAAGTGTTGGAGGCTGTGTATACAGGGTTAAAGTTGCTTGTACCTGTTATAGCTGAATAAACAGTAAACGTCGTTCCGCTAGGAGGTGTTGCACAAGTAAATTTGAAACTAAGTGCAAAAGTATATGTACCTGTAAAGGGAGCTGTAAAAACTCCACTTTGAAAGAGAGCGTCTGGGTCGTAATATAGTCCTGTCTCATTAGTTAAATATGGACCTAAATTAGTGAGGGGAGGAGATATTGGAAAAGGTTGTACAGTAGCATTACTACTTAGTCCTACACGAATACCGTATGTGTCTCTAAGAACAATTTGACTCTGCTCAGTTGCAAGAGTCATATATATCTTTTTAAAGTGAACGGTATTAAAGAAGGACGAGGAGATTGAAAATCCTGCGTACTTAGCTATCCGTTCAAATAACCACTTTATTTGTATAGCAGGTTTTTGACTTGTGGGAGGTATTTCTGAGTTACCTCCACCCATGCCTGACAATGCGTATCTATAGAATCCTTTATCTCCATTTTCTCCATAAGGCATTGCGGTGTCTGAAAGTGGGTACACTATTACTCCATCTCCTACTTGACCTGTAGTAATATCGTTTAGCACACTCCAACTATCTATTATATTGGAGGCGGTTAAATTGTGGTCTAAGTCAGTATCTAGTGTTCCGTCATTTGGGTTTATGAATAAGTCTTGAAAGGATAAGTCCCTTATCTTCTCAAAAAAGTCTGCTATCTCTCCTAATACACTTACCTCATAATTTCTCTCATTAACAGAGTGTAGTTGTAGAATACCATGAAGTATAACTACACCCCCATCGAATACCTCTACGTCTGTTTTGACTTGAGCTGAGAACGCTCCAGAAGTATAGTTTACGTTATAGTAGTGAGCAAAAAACTTGTCGTTTACCTTTGATCGGGGCATACTAAAACGCAAAGAATGAGGACTACGTTTTGCGCTAATATCCGCTAAGTCGTCAATCTTATAGTTAAACTCTACAGGTGTCTCCTGTACCTCTAAGGAGGTTCTTTCCGTTCCTCCTTGCGCTTTTGCTACTATTTCAATCATGGTATGTATCGGCTTACTTCTACTTTAACTGAATACTTTACATACCCATCTTGTCTTCCTACCTTCTCTATTAGAGAGTTATCCATTACTACTACTCTCACATATCCTGGGTTAGTATCTGAGATATTTCCAAACTCCGTTCCATAGGCATACACACGCTCTGAAGTCATTAAAGATGAGATGAGAGGTTGTAGGACTTCTGGTGACTGCTCTATAGTATTTAACTCTAATATCGTAGAGGTCTGAGGCTTGAGTGACTTCAGACCCCCTTGGTAACTTTGGTCTATGTATGCTTGGGTTGTTCCGTCTGCGTCGTATGCGTTTCCTCCTCTAGTCCTATAGGTGGTCCTTTCTATTTTTTGGTTTACTATATTCAATCCTGAGAAAAGAAGTTGGTCTACACCCCCTACACTATTCCACCACGCAAGGGTATAGTGAGGGTCAAACCTCTCGCAGTCTGCTCGGTTAAATCTATATGTTTCAGAATCTATTGACACTCCATCGCTCGTACTAGAGAGATAAATTTTATAGTAGTCCCACGTAGGTTGAGCAGAAGGTCTTATAGATGTGTCTATACTTTGAGCTTCTAGGTTAGCAGGAAAACAACCGAAATACAAAAGACTTAGGCTATCAATCAAAGAAGCAGCAGGAGGGTTGCCTCCATTTGCGACGCTATTATCTATTATTCCTGAACTTAACTCTATGTCTGAATTGTTATAGAGTTTTATGACTAGATAGCCTGACCCATCACTCCCTACGTCATTTCCGTTTAAAAAGGCTAAAGCTCCAAATTGGTTGTCACCTACCCATTGTTGGTAAGCTCCATTTATTAGCGGTACGTCTGAAAGTAGTTTACCAAATCTATCAGTAATAGCATAATTAGATACAAAGTTAGATTCGGTACTTAAAGCAAATTGTCTATACGTTCCGTTGGTTACTTTTATAGAGTCGGTTGCTTGTCCTAGAACAAGGGTTGGAGCATCACCTGACACAATCGAAAATTCATACCCAAAGTTTAAGTCAAAGGATTGGATTGCTTTTGCGTTCGTAGAGAACAGCTCCGTTGTATCTATGGCGTTGTCTGTTTTATACTTTCCAAGTCTCCAAGGGTTTTCATCTTGCTCTACGTAAGCCATAAAGATTTCGTTCAAAGAAAAGGCTCCACAACTTGCGTTGTTAGGCAGTTGCTTAAACGTCCCTATCACCGATCCGTCTACAGAAATTTGACATACGTATCTATACCTTTCTTCGGCTGTATTCGTGTTGTCATATACCACTACAAATACGGGGTCGAGTGCGCCAGCTAAAGGAGCTGGAGTTTGTGTAATTGAATAAGCCATTTTTTATATTTCTAAGGTTACCATTATTTCGGGAGGTATCTTGCCCTCAAGAAAAACTGCATAGTCTTCTCCTAGTGCGTCTTCTATTTTACCTATATTTCTTTTCCAACCTCTTTCAAAAGCCGAAGAGTAGAAATAAGAGGGAGCTATACCATTTAAGTATATAGACCTGCTTATAGCCCTTACCATACCTTTTCTATTAGTAAACCTTCCTTTATCATCTCGTATAGGTCCGACAGGTTTTTGTACTACCCACTTGTCTATTGCGCCTCTTAGTGTACCCTTACCTTCAAAGTTTCCTGACCCAAATTGAAACGGAGAGTTTGGTGCTTTAGCTGAACTTATTAATCCTTTTACCCCCCAGTTTACAAACTTCCAGTACGAGGCGTTCGGAGCTATAAATTCTATAGACACAATGTCTACACTATTGTCTGCTATTTTATAGGTCAGAGACTTAGACAGATTTCCTGTAGTATTTTTCTTTTGGTCCTTCAGGTTAGTTTGTCCAATTTTGACTACTTCATTTCCAAAGCGTTTTAGGGCGTCTTTAAGGTACTTATACTTAATAGGGGTCTCTACACCCGCCCAAAGTACATTAAGCTGAATAGAGGGCATCGCATAGGTTTAAGGCGTTAGGTACACGTATGTCAAAAGAACAGCTCCAACCAGTAAGACTGTTATCGAATCTTGCAGAAAATGCATCGCAAGAAATAGGTAGCGTAAAACCATACGTGTCAGGAACTAAGCCTAGATTTACTGCGACTGAGTTTACATTGAGGCTAAAAGCTGCGATTACATCTTGCATAATTAAAGCAGTCTCTCCAAATACCTGAGTAACTACAGGTTCGGTTTCCTCTATTACAAGATCGGCTACAGTCACCTCGTAAGTGAATACGGTTACACCTGCATCTATAGACATACTTGTTACTTGAGCATATAGAAAAGGGAAGAGGTTTACATCTATCTTGTCTATATCCATTTGGTCTATACTATGGGTATAGAACTTTTGGAGTTGTATATGCTCATCAACTATCTTTTTAAAAGAGTTATTTATATCTACGACTGTTTGCATCTATATTAATTTTATCGGACATTCCTACATCCTTCTCGTAAGCTAGAAAGGTAAGTGCTTCTTCTATATATATAAGGGTTACTGCGTCCATTTTTAATAAATCTCCGTCTGCAAGACTGTGGATAATTCCATACCATCCCCACTTATTTCCTACCTCACTCTCATTTCCTTCGGACGTAAAGACGGAGGCGTATCTTTTACTAATGCCTCTCCTATACGACAAAAAAAAAGCATCGCACTAACCGCGACATCCATAGGGCAATCCAACATTATCTTGTTCTTCTTCTCGGAAGGGGCATAGTCCTCTATAGAATACTCATAACCTTTGTCCTCTTTTATGGGTCGGTATACGAGAGCTATAATACGCTCCAAATTTTGGTAAGCTCCTTTAGCGGAGAAGGTTTCTAGGTCGGCAAATTCACCCAAGGAAAGTTTAGTCCAGTCAGGTATAAATCCATACGTGACATCGTTTAATGTAAATCGGTTTTGTAGAGGCAGGTCTAAACTGCTTGGGTCGGGTGTCTCAAATAACCACGTTACCATGTCTACTATCTTTTCTATGTCACTCCAACTTGCGTTCTTTACTAGGTCCATCTCTAAATCACAACAAGCGCATATAGTCTTTAAAGCTGCTTCTCTTGTGTCGTCCGTTGAGTCCCACGCTTTAATGAGGTTTTGATATTGCCGTATTGTAATATCTGAGAAATCCTCTGGTACGGTTACATTCATGAAATATAGTATTTGCCTGTTTTCCTTAAAATCTTATTTAGACAAACATAACGCACCGCATCTATTAAGTGGTTGTATTCGTCTATCGGTGTTGAAAGCATCTTGCCGTTTTTGTCTGTCTTCCATTTGTAGTTCCTGAATTCCTTTTGAGCGTTTAGGCTATCGTGCTTAACAAATAGCTTGTGTCTACGCATCGTATCTATACCCACCCTTATACTATCTGCTCCCTTACGTGCCCCTTTAATGTTAAAGTTTAACCTATGTATTGTCTCTATACTTTTCGGTTCTGCGGAGTCTGCAATAATCTCGTCGTGCCTGGTCACTCCATACTCGGTGAGCTTTTCAGCTATGTCGCTATTGGTTAGACCCCCTTGGTAGATTAATTCCTCAATGTAGATTTCGTTAGCTCCATCTCTATAATTGATATAAACCTTAGCTAAAGCGGTTGGATCGTTGCTGAACCCAAAATCTAAACCGTATGCTACGAGCTTGGCACGTTCAGGTAACTCGGTGTAAATCTCCGTTTGGAATATCGTCTCTCTACTTTGTCCCCTTATACCTAACCCATAAACCCTCCAGTAGTTCTCGTCGGTTTCCTTTAACCTTTCAATCTCCTTAATCGTTTCCTCTCCGATATACGGATTGTCTAGGTAGGTAGACCTGTAGAAGTTTGCATCCTCCCTAGGTATAACCTCATCGTATATCCAGTGGTATTCCATACTTGGGTTAAAGTCCAATATGAAGCGTTCTGAAGTTCTTAAAATGAGCTGACGGAAATCCTCTAAATCTAGCTCTGAGGCTTCGTTGCAAAAACATATCTGTCTTTTCGCTCCCCTAATTTTGGAAGGCTGGTCGATTGAAATAAACTCCCATCTCGTCCCCCATAGGTCGTAGGTGTTCTCTGTCTTATTGTGGTACTTCTCGTTATAGTAGTTCTCTGTCTTCAGTATAAATATGAAGTCCCTTAAAACGGAGGCTCTGAGGCTTGGGAAAGATTTACGTACTACGGTTATAGTGTACCCTGAGTTTATGTTTTCCAGACACCACTCTACGAGGACGGTAAGGATTGAGTAGGTTTTGCCTGACCTCGTTCCTCCCTGAAAAATAGCCACACGTTTCTTACACGCTTTAAGGTCGTAGTATGTTTTCGGTTGTGGGAGCATATTGTGAAGTTACAAATAGGGTGTCAGTTCATACAGAAAAGGCTTCCGATATTTGTATTAATGAATCGTTTAATGTTTAATTTAATATAATACGCTATGAATACTAAAAATGAAATTGAGAAGAATATCTGCTTTGCGAAAATGGTATGGGAGAATACAGAGTTAAAGCGTGAGGTTGAGAGGTTAAAAAAGGAGGTAAAACACCTTCGTGTTAAAACACATAGTCTTCATAAAGAAATTGCGACCTCTAAGGCAGAAGGTATAAAAGAAGCTACTGCTCTAATGGAGAGGTTAATGAGTAAGTAATCTACCATACCGAAGCTAAAACTCCTATTAAAGAGAAGCCAACACAAATGGCGTTGTTGCTATCTATCATCTCAAACTCTTTTGCCTTATAGATTAGATCGGCAAAGGAGAGGATAAAAATTACACCGAAGCAAAATCCTTGTATCATTCTATGGAGTCCTTTTGGTCTTCGCGCTCTAACACATCTGCGAACCAGGAGGGTTCTGTTTTCGGTTCGTTGTACGTAATCTCTATGTCGTTTTGTTTAGGCATAAAGTAGGGAAACAAAGCAGACAAAGCCTTGAGGTATTTCTCAGGACTATCCTCTCTAAGTAACTCTAGGTTATCTTTAATATGTTCTACCTCGCCTTTCATTACAAGCATGAAAATCTCCTTCCCCTCTTGTGTAACTCGATTCTTAATTCCTTTAGGTTTCCCTTTTAGGTTTCCTGACTCTCCTTTTTTAAACGGCATATTTATTGAATTTCATTGATATTATCAATAGATAAATACATAACTACCTAAAATTGGCGGTGCGTTTTCGTGCATGGCATAATAGATAGCTATGTATCATTATCTAATTTATGTTTTAAATAGCGTCTAGTAAACTTAATTGATTTGCTTTATTACTGTCTGGCTGCACGATTGTTTTGCTTGCGTCTTTTAACCAGCCATTTTCTAAACCTACTTTCTTCCACTTTTGATATTTCTTATTTAGCCTATAATTACTCTCGTATTTTTCCCACTCTGGAGGTGTTGTTTCGTACTTACCATTTCTTATTCTTACTAAGCCGTCATCGTTTAGTTCGCTTAATCTTGCTGAAGCAGTTTGTATTCTCATATCTAAAATTTCAGCTACCTGGTGAAGAGTTCTAGGTTGATCTTTTACGCATTGCAAAACCTTTTGTTTTAACGTAGGCTTGTATTGTTTAATTTCTTCGTGTGCTAATTGTGAATTATGACTCATCTTGTATTTTGTTTTTAAAGTGCTGTATTACCTGCTCGGTCTTTTGCTTGTAGTATTTTTTAAAGTCACCCAGCTCTCCTTCCTGCTTCCATAGTATATATAAAACATTACGCATCCTTTGTGACTGTGACTTGGGTTCGTCGTAAAGATCGAGGTCTATACTGTCGAGTTCTTTAATCTCTTCGTGGTTCATATCCTCCTGTCCTCGGAAGTATAGGATTCCATATTGGTCGGTCATGCTATCTATCTGCATAATCTCAGAGGAGGATTTCTCTTGAGTAATAAAACGCATACTTACCGTTCTATCTTTCCTTCTACTATAACCGTCTAATACGGCTGGTCCTAGGAATTTCATTGTGTTTTGTTTTTGTTTATTTACTCATCGCATACTGCTTCGTATGATTTCTTTAGTTTTTTTAGGTTTGCCGAAACGCAAGACCCACAAGAGGAGGGGCGTAAGGCTTTGTTAAATACGTTCTTATAAATCCCTCTTAAAATATCTTGCTGTTGTCGGGTGATATTACTCGTTATTCCTTTCAGGTTATCCTCATAGAGCTTTTGGTCCTCTGGAGTCATAGGTTGTGCGTATGGGAAAAGTCTGTTTAAGGTTTCTTTTCTTTCGCTACACCCACAATCTTCTCCTACGATAGCTTCAGCTAATTTTTTTATCCCTGTCTTCTCTGTAAATTTCTCTATAGAGTCCCCTAACCCTTTCGGAGTTTTCTTGGAGGAAGTCTTCCGTTTTTTTGAGGGAGCTGTGGAGGGTGCTTTTGGAGATTTTTGTTTCATTACTTAGTGTCTTTAATGAGTGGTTATTTTGGTGGTATATTTTAAATACTTCTCTGTCGAACCAGGGTAACTCTTGCAAGATACAACTTACTTTATCAACTGCTACATTGACATCTACCTCATTATCAACATATTCGTCTTCGTTACGCAAAAGAACTAAAGGAAAGTAGTGAGCTACCTTAGTGTTTTCTTTCTTGTATTTATAGTAAAATCTTGTTGTTTTGCTAAAACTGCATATCGCTAAAGTCCTGCATATATATTTCATTAACTCATCACGTTCACATATTTCATTGAACCGATCAGGGTTGTCTAGGTACTCTAAATATAAATCGTTTACTAAATCTCCTGCGTGGTCTCCTACCCTTCCAGTTGCGACACCAATAAGGTAGTCGTAGTTTTCTTCAAAGAATTTATTTATGCAGTCCAAGGTTGTTGTACTTTTCAATGAACGATTCT